AAATATGGCGAAGAAAACAACTACCCACAATACTTAGTACTACTATTTAATAGAAGTGCTAAGCATAACGCAATTATAACTAGCAAGCAATTATACATTGCTGGTAAAGGTTGGATATTTGACCAATCAACTATGCAAGGCGAAGAAGTTGTTTCATTGCAAGCATTCATAGATAATCCTAATCCTTATGAAACATTAAACGATTTAAGTAAAAAAACTATTTTAGATAATGAACTTTTTGGAGGTTGTTATTTAAAAGTTGTTGCGACAAAAGGAAACAAAGGAGTTCAAATATACCATGTTGATTATTGCGATGTAAGAAGTAATGATGATAATACCGAGTTTTATCATAGCAATGAGTGGTTAGATATAAGCGGTAACGAAAATAGTAATCCTGAATTTACAACTTATCCTGCATACGACCCAAATAAAAAACAAGCTGAAAGTATTTACTATTACAAGTCGTATAGACCAAACTTAAAAACTTATACATTACCCGAATACATCGGTGCAGTTCCTGCGATTATTACTGATGCTGAAATTGCAAATTTCCATAGAGCAGAAATTCAAAATTCATTCAAAGGTAGTAAGATGGTTACTTTCGTTAATGGTGTTCCTGCTGATGATGAAATGCAAGCCACTAAAAGGCGATTGAATAAACAGTTTATGCCTACCGATGGCGCAGGTCAAATAGTTATTGATTTTGCAGATGACAAAGATAGAGTAGCAATTATTCAAGATTTAGATAGTGGTAACTTTCAAGATAAATACAACGCTTTAAACGATACAATTCAACAAGAAATATTTGTTGGCCACAAAATCACGAGTCCCATGATTTTTGGTGTCCGAGTACCTGGCCAACTCGGTGGGCGTGCTGAAATGATTGATGCGTTTAATCTATTTACAAATACTTACGTTGCACCAAAACAAGAAGTTCAAGAACAAATTTTTAATATTTTTGCACCCGTAAAAGGTAAGTTAAAGATAAAACAACTTGAACCGATTATGCCTAGTTTTAGTGAGCAAACATTACAAACTATTCTGACTAAAGATGAAATGCGTGAGATTATAGGTAGAAAACCTTTAGAACCTACGCAAGTAATTGAAACTCCAACAGTCGCAAAGTTTAGTAAACAAACTAAAGATTTAATCGACTTTGAAACGTTTAGTAAGTATGGCGAACCAACCGAAAACTTTACAGTTGTAAAAACTAAAAAGATTATGTTTGGGAAGCAAGATTTTATTTCAAAACTTGAACAAGGTATATTAGACATTATTAAAAAGACACCTGAAATAAATATTGATGACTTAACAAAGGTTTTAAAGGTTGATAAAACTAAAATTACTGATGCTTTAGAAACATTAATAGCTGATGGGTTAATTGATAAAAACTTAATAATAACTAGTAAAGGCGAAAATAAGAACGTACCTAGTTTTAGTGAGTTGTTTATTCGTTATAAGTATGCTTTGAGAAGCGATGCGCCACCATTGGAAATAGGCGGTAAAAGTAGGGACTTTTGCGCAGCTATGATGGCTAATCCTAGATATTTTAGCAGAGAAGATATTGAAAATATAGGCAAAGAACTAGGCCAAGTGTATGGAATACCTAATTATGATGCCTTTAGGCGAAGAGGTGGATGGCTGCATGATACTAATTTAGATGCTAATGTTCCTTATTGCAGGCATATTTGGGTTCAAGAATTAATTAAAAGAAAGTAATGGCAGCACAAGTATTATTTTTAAGCGAGCAAACACTAAAACAAAGGTCAGTTTTACAAGAAAATGTAGATATGAAAATTGTTACACCTACCATAATTGAGGTGCAAGAGTTTTATATCCTTCCGATTTTAGGAACTAGCCTATATAATGAGTTAAAAACACAAATAGCAGCTAATACAGTAAGCGCAGCTAATAAGAATTTAATTGATAATTACATTACTAACACAATGATTTGGTATATGCAAGTTGAATTGCCATTATCAATGAATTATAAGTACTTTAATAAATCAGTTGGAGTTCAAAATGCTGATAATATGCAGCCAGCTAACATGAGCGAAATTAGGGACTTAATGGACGAAGCAAGAAACAAAGCGCAAGTGTATGCTGAAAGATTAACTAAGTTTTTACTAGCTAATACTAAAATTTATCCATTGTATTTAACTCAAACTGGAGTAGGGATAGATACTATATTTCCACAAAGAACTAATTATAACAGCGGTTTAGTTTTGGGTGGCGATGGGTGTTGTATGGGCAATTATAATTTTAGAGGAATTAAAATCGAACCGAGAGAATTAACACAACCATGTACTTTTTGCTAAATGAAAACAAAAATTAAGAACGAAGAAAAATTACAAAAATTCATAAAAGAAAATGCAGTTCTACACACTAAATCAGATAATCGACTTACTCCAAACAATAGCAACAAGCCACGCTCAAGTAAACGGATTTAACTTTGGCGAGGTAACGGATATTTCAGCTAGTGAACAAGAACAATATCCATTAGTTTGGTGTGATGTAATTGATAGTTCAATTGATAGTAACACGTTAACAATTAACATGAACGTAAAAGTAATGGATATTCAAAAGGATAATCAAAGTAATGAACGTGATACGTTAAGCGATTGTTTAAGTATTAGTCAAGATATTTACGCTGCTTTATGTAATCCAACTTATCAAGATTACTTTCAGTTGCAATTTAATACACAAATAACACCACTTAGAGAAGCATTGCCCGACAAGGTTAATGGGTGGGAAATGAACCTTGCATTTGATTTAATGCAAGATAGAAACAGATGTCAAATACCTTTAAAATAAATATAAAATGAGTACAGCATTAGAAAAAATGAGTGGAATGGGTGGGTTCTATGTGAACGCAGGAATAACAGCAAGAACTGGGTTAACAGTTGAAAGTTTGGTAGTAATGAGTGACTGCGTATTTACTGCTTTTGTAATTGGCGGAGTAAATCAAATGACTTTAAAAAATTTAACTGGCACAACTGTTAGAGCAGGAACGTATTTGCCAACTAATCCAGGTCAGCAAATAACAGCATATACATTAGCTAGTGGTTCAGTAATTGAATATCAATAATGAGTGTTAGAATTGGAATAGGAGTTGATATGTGGGCTAATCGTGGCGTTGCTTTTAGCGCACAATACCAAGCTATTTTAGCTGAAGGAACTGCACAAGGCTACACATTACCAAGTGCAGGGCAGCAAGCAAAACAAAACATACTTTTAAACTCATTAATCAGCAGCGGTGTTTGGGCTAAGTTAGATGTATTATTTGTGTTAGCTAATGATGGTGGTGCTAGTTTTGCGTGTATAAATTGGAAAAACCCAAGTGGAACAAAAGCAACTTTAGTTAGTTCACCAACTTTTACAAGTAATCAAGGGTTTAACTCAAATGGTAGTTCAAGTTATATTGATACTAATTTTAATGCAGCAACTCAAGGAGTAAATTTTACTAATAATAATGCAGGAGAATTTGGTTATCAAGTAGGTGCATTGTTTGGTCCGATGTTTGGCACTATGAGTGGTCCTGGTGATGGACTTGTAATGACAGACGCAACTAACCAAAGATTAAACATGTCGGGTACTAATTTAATTACAAGTGCGGACATGAGTGGCAATGGTTTTAAATTAATCAATCGTACATCTGCAACTAATGTAGAGTTATTTAATGAAACTACACAACTAAGTAGAATAACAACTACTGCCAGCAGAATTAGCGCAACTCGTAGAATATTAAATGCTCAAAACAATTATTTACATTCAGCAGGTAGAGTATCTATTTATGGCAATGGTGCAAGTTTAGTAAGCGAAGCATTATCGCTTAGAACTGCAATAATCACTTATTTAACAAGTCTATAAAATGAAAGTACTAAAAGCCACAAAAACGCAATACAACTCTTTAAATGGTTATGAAAATGGACTTTCAAAATTAGAGTTTGCAAAGGATGTTAATGATAATTGGATAGTTGGACTTGAGGTTTTAGAAGATAATAACTTTGCTGAAATAAAAGAACAACTATCAAAATTAACACAAATTGAATTTATAGAACCAATAATTTAAATGAACAAAAACCTTACCTTATTTATTGAAAATATATTTGTTTGGGGTGGCGTAATTACTACTTATGCAGCAGCTTTATTGCCAGTAGTTCAATTACTAGCAGGATTGGCAGCCCTTATATTTTCCTTACTTTCAATTTACAAAATCTTAAAAAATTTAAAATGAAAAACATACTATACAAATACAAATCTGAATTAAGCACACTAGCAGGCTTATTAGTTGCGATTGGAACTGCATGGTCAACGATTGATTTTAGCACATTTGTTTTTACAACCGATTGGCATAAACTAATCATTCCGGCTATGATTGCAATTGGTGGTTATGTAACTAAAATTAATGTTGA